CACCAGCGAGAACTACGTTGGCCTATCCAGCAACGGCTACCCTGACACCGCTGGGGCCACCATTGATGTGAAGGGTGCTATCAACAACAGGCAATCAGGTTTGACTGCGGGTCAGAGTTACTTTGTGCAGACGGATGGCACACTAACCACAACCGCAGGAGACCCAAGTGTCTTTGCTGGCACAGCCATATCGGCAACAAAGATGATCGTGAAAGGCTAGAGCATGAGAACTATACCTGAACTTGAAGAGGGTACGCATAGGGCCAAGGCTTCTGGTACACTGCCGGATGGTAAGCCTGTTATTGTGAATGTAGATGGGACAGTTAGTGCTGTTGCTGAAACTGCTGTTAGTCAGGCTGTTGGCACCCCTGTTGTCTGGCAAAGTGCTAGAAAGGATTTTTGCTCCGCTACTTTTGATAGCAACTCCAATAAGGTTGTTATTGCTTACAAAGATAGGGCAAATTCTAACTACGGGACAGCTATTGTAGGAACAGTAGACCCGTCTGACAATTCTATTAGCTACGGGACACCTGTGGTTTTTGAGAGTGCAAACTCTACTTACTTTTCGTCCACCTTTGATAGTTCCTCAAACAAAGTAGTTATTGCTTACATAGATAACGGAAACTCAAACTACGGCACAGCCATTGTAGGAACCGTAAGCGGTACGGGAATCAGCTTCGGTTCTGCGGCAGTCTTTGAGAGCGCAGATACATTTATACCTTCTGCTACTTTCGACAACAACTCTAATAAAGTGGTTATTGCATACGCAGATGTTGGTAATCAAGATAGAGGGACAGCCATTGTAGGAACCGTAAGTAATACTTCTATCAGCTTTGGTTCTGCTGTAGTCTTTGATAGCACTGGTGCGACAAACAGTATTTCGTCTACCTTTGATAGCGACTCGAACAAGGTAGTTATTGCTTACAGTGATGCTGGTAGTTCTGATAAAGGGACAGCTATTGTCGGAACTGTTAGCTCAACTTCTATCAGCTTCGGAAGTGCTGTAGTCTTTGAGGAAGGCGTTACAACTTCAACTTCAAGTACTTTTGATAGCCTTAACAATAAAGTCGTTATTGCGTATAAAGATGCTGGTAATTCTAATAAAGGAACGGCAATCGTAGGTACAGTTAGCTCAACTTCTATCAGCTTCGGAAGTGCTGTAGTCTTTGAAGAGGGCGAGACAACTAACATTTCAAGTACTTTTGATAGCAATGCTAATAAAGTGGTTATAGCATATCGAGACGGAGGAAACTCTAATCAAGGCACATTGTCTGTTGGGACGGTAAGTGAGACATCTATCAGTTTTAGTTCTGCTGTAGTCTTTGAGGATTCTGCTTCTGAAGACTGTTCATCTACCTTTGACAGCAATGCTAATAAAGTGGTTATTGTTTACAAGAATGATGGTAACTCTGAATACGGGACTGCTGTAGTGTTTCAACCCGCCTTCACCTCCATCAACCTCACCGCTGAGAACTACATCGGCACGTCTCAGGGCGGCTCTGTAGCAAGCGGTAGCAGCGCAACGGTAGACATTATCGGCTCAGTCAGCACAAACCAGTCTAGCCTTACAGCAGGGCAGAGCTACTTCGTTCAGACAGACGGGACGATAGGCACAACCGCTGCTGATCCAAGCGTCTTTGCAGGGACGGCAATATCTGCTACAAGTTTAGTAGTTAAAACATAGAGTAACACAGACCCAATACGAAGTGACACCTAAATAAAAATGAGTTAAAATATTAGCCGCCCTTAATGCTTAATTAATAAACTTTAGCTAATATACCTAATATAACATGTACTAAATCTTGTACCATATATCGTACAACAAAAAAACAAGTAGATTATCACACTGCTGAAAAAGCAATCGTTGATGCGCTGTTTTACCCTCACCCTGAATATTTTCTAAATCCCACTTTGGGTAATAAAGAGGCTCCTTTTAAATGGATAGACGCACTGCATCTTTGGCACATGACCGGGTAGATTTTTTGGAGAAAGAGATGATAGCTATCAAAACAGAGGTTCGGATTCAATTTAAAGATTTATTTAATAGAGTCAGACGCTTAGAGAGCATAATGATAGCAGCAACGGCTTCAATCATTGCGCTGTTAGTCACCGTGCTGATGAAAATGTGAGCTAAGTTATGGATCCGGTCACATGTATAGCCGCTGCATCTGCCGCCTTTAAAGGTATTAAGAAAGCCGTCGATTTTGGTAAGAGTATACACGAAATGTCGGGATCTATATCTCAATTTGCGAAAGCGGCTTCAGATATAGATTTTTTAGAAAAGAAAGCAGAAAAACCACCGCTCTACAAAATGTTTGGGGACACAGAGGCTAACGCCCTGGAAATATGGTCCCAGAAGCAAAAACTGGCTGAAATGAGGGAAGAACTACGAAGCCACATAAGTTGGACATACGGTCCAAGTGCTTGGGAAGCCATAGTAAAAATTGAGGGCCAACAACGTAAGAGGCAACAAGAATTAGTCTACAAGAAGCAAGAATTTATAGAGAGTTGCATATCCTTTGTTATCGGCACAACCTTAATGTTATCTGGCGTAGGTGCTTTAATAACGATCCTGTTTTTCCTTGGCGTAAAGCATGGCAGATGGTGATCTGGTTTTTGCTGTGGTTTCAGTTTCAGAATAACACTCTGAAATATTACCAAATATCCCAATTCCCCACCAAAGATGAGTGTTTTAAAGCCAAAAACGATGCCCAAGTTTTGGTGACAAGCAGCACGATCATGGTGGGATGTTTCGAAGTTGTACCTGACCCTCTTAAATAATTCATTAGCCGGGAGTGTAAAATGACCAATTACGACCTCAACGGGAACGGCAGGATTGATCTTGATGAATACGAGATCGTGCTGGAAGACCGCCGCCGCAAGATGGAAGACGCTGATGCGAAACGTGACGCACAAAGGCGCATGACCTGGTGCGCTCTATCGGGAATGATTTTGTATCCGTTCCTGATCCTAGCAGCCTCTCTGGGGGGCTTAGATACTGCTGCAAAGCTAATGGCAGATATCGCTTCAGTATATGTGATCGGCGCTTCAGGGGTGGCTGCCGCCTACTTTGGCTTCAACGCAATGGAGAGTAAAAATGATAGCTCTACTGGGTAGCGCACTAGGCTTCGGGACATCATTCCTGCCACAGGTTTTAGGTTTCTTTCAGAAGAAGCAGGACCACAAGAACCGCATTGAAGAACTGCGGCTACAAGGCGAACTCGCAAGCCTTGGCGTGATGCACGACATCCAGAAACTCGACAAGCAAGCTGAGATTGCAGAAACAAAGGCGCTCTATGAATTTGCTAACCCATCTAGCGGCTTTGCCGCAGGCTTATCCGCATCTGTACGACCTGTTATTACTTACTTGTTTTTTGGCTTATTCCTTGCCGTCAAAGCAGTCATCTTGCTCAAGGCGCTGGAAGCAGGAAGTGATTGGAAAGACGCAGTTCCATTGATGTTCGATACGGAAACTCAGGCTTTGTTCAGCGCAATTATCGCCTTCTGGTTTGGTCAGCGCAGCGTCAGTAAATTCATGGGAGCAAACAAATGAGTGAAGCAATGAAACGCCTGCAAGAAAAGGCTGGCGTTGGCTCAGACGGTGCTTTCGGTCCTAATACGGCACGGGCGATAGCAAAGCATTATGAACTATCCCCTGAACGTGGTGCACACTTGTTGGGCCAAGCACACCATGAGAGCGGCGGTTTCAAGAAAACTACAGAGAGCCTCTATTATTCAACACCAGAGCGCATCCAGGCTGTGTGGCCTTCTCGTTTTGATACGGTAGCAGACGCAGAGCCTTACGCTAAGAACCCGGAGGGTCTAGCGGATAAAGTTTACGGTGATCGGATGGGCAATGAAGGCGAAGGCTTTCTGTGGCGGGGTCGTGGATTTTTACAATTAACTGGCAAATTTAATTACCGGAAGTTTGCTGCTGAGATGAACCTGCCCGATGTAATGACTGATCCAGATTTAGTCTGTGAAGAGTATGCGTTTGAAACAGCACAATGGTTTTTCCAAACCAACGGCTTGTTTGCGATTGCCGATGGTGGCGTCAACGACAGCATTATTAAAAAGATTACTAAGCGGGTCAATGGCGGTCATCACGGCTCAATAGATCGTATCAATCAGACCAATAAAATATATAGCTGGTTGCTAAAAAACTAGTTGGATGAGTGAATTATTTCACTTGCTATAACATTAACTAAGTGGTATAATTATCTCATACTAAAGAATTAAGGTTACCATGCAATTACAAAAAGCCGTCCTAGACAGCTTGTACTTGTTCAACCAATCGCCTGATCATCGAATATACACTTTGGTTGAATTTAACCATTACTGTTTGTTCCCACTGATCCATAAAAAAGTTCAACTTTTCTACGATGGAACCAAGCCAATAGGCTTCGTTTCGTGGGCTTGGTTAACCCCTGATGAAGCACATAACTTTCTGGATGAGCGGTGGGTTCCTGATGAAGAAACATACAAGCGACCAGATGTAATAACCGAAGACCTCCAACTTTGGGGAATTGAGTTCATAGCTCCATTCGGCAGCACATTAAAAGTCATGCGAGGCATGATGCAACATTCTCAAACCGTCTTAGGACAAAGAGTTCCAGTAAATTGGCGGCGGTTTAAACAACCAGATTTAAAACACACTAAGGAGTTATAATATGGGCGGCGGTGGTGGAGACACAGTAACAAATACAGGGCTGGGCGATGAGCAGTACGAAACACTCTCATCGAACCAGACACAAATGCAGTCAGATATGGAGGCACAGCAAGCTGCTAATGAAGCCGCTCTGGCGGAGCAGAATGCTTCAATGCAGGCGTCAATAAGTGCAGCTAACGCAAGTGCTGCGGCATCTGCAGGGGCGGCTCAAGCCGCTAGTGCAGCAAACTCCGGGCGATTTGATACGCTGGATACTAGCGTGGCTGGTGTGGACACCAACGTCACTACGGGATTTGCATCAATTCAAGATTTGTTAGACCAGTATAATACTGCTTCCAATCAACAATTTGATGCCTTGAATACAGGCGTGACAGGCGGTTTTGAGCAGGTAGGAAACCGTTTTGATACGGTTGATACTGCGACAGGTGCTATCCAAGGGGCAGTAGATCAGGGCAATGTTGATCAAGCGCAGGGCTTTTCAAACGCACAAGTAAATCGAACAGCTAATGCTGCGGCTAATACTACCAACTTTGCAGAGGCTGGCGAAGCTTTGAACCAAGGATTTGCAGACACCTCAAATCAGATGACGCAGACGCAGGCTAACGTATTAGGCGGTCAGGGCGAGTTACAAACCGACTTAGATACGATGTCTGATACAGCAGATATCTATGCTACACAGTCTCTGGAAAATCAGGCTGGTCTGCAGCAAGGGCAAGACAGCTTCGTCAGTAGCTTTGATGACTATGTGGATCGGTATGGCGACGATACCCGCATAGCCAATCAGACCAGAGCAGATATGCAACAAGCCAACGCAAATGCAAATCGTAGCTTGCGGCAGGATGTGGGTGACTTTGCTCAAGCGGCTGCTACAGGTCAGAAAGAAGTGTCTCAGCAAGTTCGATCAATGGATCAACAATTCGCTGCAAGTCTTGCTTCACTGGATGCCGGGCAAATTACAACAGCACGGGATATGGCAAGGGTAGCTTCCGGGCAAACGGACCTAGATATAGCTTCACGGCAAAATTATAGCCAGCTTGGCGCAGCCTTTGACAACAACGGCGCATTAATTCCTACAAACGTAGATCGGGCGGGTAACACAACAACTCGGTCAATGGATGACGGTGGCAACCTACTCCTGAACCGATTTGATGTTCGTGGAGTTAACACCGGATTTATGTCCATCAATTTGCGAGAATCTTTACAGCAACTGAGTTCATTGCAGACGCCTGCAAGATCAAGTGCAGGATTTACATCACCTTTTGTAACAACTCGCTAACACAAATAAGAAAAAAGGATAAATTATGGGTTGGTGGGCAGATAATATCGGAGACGGTAACAGCTTCACAGAAAGCGTGGCAAATGTTTTCAGTACAGGCAACAATACGGAATACCAAAAAGGTAATCGTGTAAACACCGACACAAATAATATTGTTTCCGGTGGTTTTATGGACGATACTTCCACAGGGCAGACAGGCTCTGTGGGTACTGCCTCTGCAGATGATATCCCAAGCGGACGGGCTCCTTCGGGCATACTATCGGCAAGCCCGACGAGTATTGTTGGTAAGCTTTCTGGTTTGGTTAATGGTTTTAATCCAGAGCTAGATATTAAAAATGGCGAGGTTGTAGGGGGTCAGCAAATATACCAAAAAGAAGATGGAACCCAGTATTCTTATAACTTTGCAAAGATGCCATATCAGGTTGAAATTGTAGACGGCAAGGTTAAAGATAAACTATCCATCCGAGATGAAATCACAAAACTAACAGGCTATGAAGTATTAGCCCAACAAGCCCGTGCCGATGGCGACAACGATACTGCTGATGCAATTATGCAAGAAGCTGCAGACAACGCTGCGATAGGTAGTGAAGAAGAGGGTACTTACTCTACCGCCGACATACTAAAGATGGCTGAAGAAGCAGGCATGGCGGCTAGTAACGCACAGATACAAACTATAATAGATGATCCACAGGCATGGATGAGGCAGAATGGTGCATTATTATCAGAAAAGTTTCCTACCTTAAACGCCGATACTACAGGTACAAACCTAAATCCTGGTGACCCTCGATATGGTCTAGGATCTTCTCCTAGTATTACGACACAGACGGTTGGACAGGTTAGTGCTGCTGATGCAGTAACAAACCCAGGTGCAGAAACTTTCGAGGCAAGCACAGCAGCCAATCTTCTTGGGACAGACGCTACTACAGCCAATGAAGCTGTAGGCACTATTGATGATGATAACTTAGTAACATCCGCTCAGATTGATATGACGGGCGCTGCCACCGGTGTGAACGAAGATGGTACGGCTAGCGTTACAGGCGAAGCTCTGAATGACTTTGCCACGCAGAATATTTCCAACATTATTGATACCTCTACCGTTGCGGGTAAATTGTTAGCCCAGAGATTGGGTGAAGGTGGTTATACCGACAGTAAGTCCACCATCTTAGGTCAGATGAAGATCATCTCTGATGAATTCAAAGATAGTAATGGTAATCAAATAATCCCGCCTTGGGCGCAGCCACTTGCTCGAAGTGTTGCTAAGTCTATGGCATTCGATGGCATCACAGGTACGGCACAGGTTGCTGCTATGTCTAATGCCATTATGGAAGCTACTCTAGGGATTGCTGAAAAAGAATCTACCTTCTTTCAAACAATTACAAATAAAAACTTAGACAATCGGCAGCAAAGTATCGTCAACAAAGCTAGTGTACTAGCGAAGTTTGAGGTAGCTAATTTAGACAATCGTCAGGCGGCGATGGTTCAGAATGCCAAGACGTTCTTAGAAATGGATTTGTCTAACCTAACCAATGAGCAGCAAGCGGAAGTAATTAACACTCAGTCAATGGTTGATGCACTTTTTAATGATCAGTCTGCAATCAACGCAGCACGTCTTTTTGGGGCAGATCAAACCAACGACATGGCTAAGTTTTATTCAAATTTGAATACGCAGGTAAACGTACACAACTCTGAACAAATTAATCTTATGGAGCGTTTTAACGCAGGTGAGCTTAATGCAGGTGCAGAATTTAATGCTGCTCTAGAACAATCCCGGCAAGAATTTTACGCTGATATGCAATATAATTTAGATTTAGCGAATGCCAAGTGGCGGCAGACAGTTTCAACCACAAATACTGAGATGGAATTTGATGCACATACACTAGACGTTAAAAACACGTTAGATTTATCAACTGAGGGCATGACCCGCCTGTGGGATCGTGTCGATAACCACCTAGACTATATATACAAAAGCGTGAATGCGGAGGCAGATAGGGATGTTAAGATCCTAGCCACTGAGATCAATGCTCAAGCGGGTAGCGGCGGCGGCGGTAACAGCTTTTTAGACGGTGTATTCACTCTAGGTGCAGCGGCGATTACAGCAGGATCCGATGAACGTATGAAAACCAACATCGAATACTATGACACTGTTAAAAGTATCAAATACTACACCTGGGAATGGAACTCTCACGCCAAAAAGATTGGCTGGGATAAGTATCCAACCATTGGTGTGTTGGCACAACAGGTCCAGAAAACTCATCCAGATGCGGTGGTCGTAGGGCCAGAAGGATATCTGATGGTAAATTATAGGAAGCTCCAATGAAATTTGAAGATGCAGTAAAGAAGAGCATCAAAGCTTTTATGAATGGTAAATCTCCAGCCGCCACAGGTGATGTTAGCGAAGACGGTATTTTTCACTCCCCTGCCTACTTTGATGAATTAGAAGAGCAGATGCTGGGCGATGATATGAAAGAGGAGAGCGATGATGCAGAAGCTTGATGCTCCAATCGCAGGCGCTAATTATGCGGCGGATACTCGAAATTACCCCTGGCATCGACCACCGGACATCACAAGCTATGACGAAGGTGTTGATTACCTCATCACAAAGATGCAGGAGCCAGAAGAACTTGAACTGGTTTATGCACTGTTAGAAATTGATGCCACCGTAGCTACGGTTGTTACATCCGTGCTGATGCAAGGCATTTCTCGTGGCAAGTTTTCCATTGATCTAGCAATCCTGATGTCGGGGCCAGTAGCCCGATACATTGGTATATTAGCTGATGAGCAAGAGATAAAATACGACATGGGTGTAGGCGATGACAGCCGCATCAAGATCACACCAACCTCTCTGAAGCTTGCTTTGGGCATTGTGGATGATGTCGAAGAAGTCGTGCCAGAAGATATAGCGCCAGAAGAACCTGTAGAAGCACCAATGAACGGTCTTATGGGCGCTCCAGGCAGCGACATGACTGCATCAGATGAAGAACAAGCGGCAATGCTTGGCGGCGACGATGACACTCCAGAAGTAACAGAGGAGCCTCAAGATGGGTTGGCGTAAAACACAAAGTGATGTTCAATCAGGTAGAGTAAGTTTTGCAAAGCCTAAAGATAATTTTAAAGGTTTCGCTAATGCAGCTAATATTATTGCTAAAAGCTGGATGCAGGATGCTGCTGATGAAAAAGAGGCTGAGAAACTACGGATTAAAGAAGAAAAAGCTCAACGTAAGCGCATACGAAATGCCCAAGCAGCGGCAGAAACTAAGGATAAAAAGCTGAGATCTAACGCTACCATCTTGGCAGAAACCTATACGGGTGACCCTAAAAATAAAGCTGCCGTTGACTATTTCTATCAGCAACTAGTGTTGAAGGATGGTAATATTGGCAGCGTAGAGACTTCTACTCAGACACGTATTAAGGATGGTCAGCTAGAGTTTACTGCAGGGACTACAGAGCCTGGACTACCTATCCAAGGCCCGAATATACCTATTAACCCAGAGATTAAGGGGTTTAATGTAGGTTTTGGGGATGAAAAAGAGACAGCTTATAAAGATGCACGTGAAATTACTGTTAATGACCTTCCTGGTATTGCAGAGGGGGATTACCCTGAAAGCGCCAAAGCTGAAGCTTCTCAAATGAATGAAATGTTTGGAGGTTTTAGTGAAGGTACTATTCTTCCCGGCGAGGTAGATGAAGAAACAGGAGAGACTATAGGGCCTGATATCACCACACCAGGTGGCGTTAAAATAACTCCATACGGAAAAGGTTCTCCTAAGTTAGACGTTACTAAACTAAAAGATTTAGATACTATTAGACTGTACGAGATGGAACTAAAATCCAATGGTTCTACTTTAAATGCAGAAGATCAAGAATTGCTAAATTCGGAAAAGGATAGACTTAAAAAAGTAACAGAAGATCTAACTGAAACAGAAGCTATAAACTTTAGAAAATCCTTAATAACGATGGACGTTAAGGATCTAAACGGAATAATAGCCAGCAATGATCACTCAGAAGCTTCAAAGGCGGCAGCTTTAATACAGAAAAACTCAAGAAAAGACGAACCTTTTAATCTACTAGATTATGACGATGTGGAAACATCAACAATACAGTCTATTGTTGACCTTTCTGGTAGTCATCCTGCGATGATTTCTGGAAACATAGTTGAGTTACAGACCCTGCTCTCCAACAGAAATAAAGAAACTGCCCCCATTGGTGATGGCGAGACATTTATTATAAAAGTTACGGGGGAAGACGGCTTACTTGAAACCGTGACTGCTAAACTTAATACAAATAATCAGTGGGTGGATTTAAATAACCCTACTCAAACAGTTATTCCTGCAGAAAATACGTCTGTTATGAGATTAGAGGGTCAAGGAGAGTTATTTGACCGTGTGGTCAAGATCAAGCAGTCTACTATTGCACCTCTCAAAAAGCAACGTATCGCCATGTCTGCGACATTACGCTCTGCTAAAAAACTAGATGATATGGTTAACCCTGCTATGGGCGGGGATCCCAAGATACTTACCGTTGTTGGCGGAAATCTTACACGGTTCATACAGGGACTTGCTTTAGAGGGTGAAGCACTGGCCGATACTGTTGTTAAAGTGTTCAATAAAGACGGTCCACAGAAAACCCTGGCTATGATTGAAAGTCGAATACAAGCTAATATACCAGCCGGTGTAGATGAGGCTGCACGTCTTGCTTATCTATTCCAAGCTGAAAAGATAAAGCTGGCATTTAGTTTTGCAGCATCATCAATGGGACAATCAGGCCAAGGTTTGTCTAACAAAGACTTTGAAAATGCTATGGAGACCATTGATTCTGGAAAAGATTACGAAACCTTTACTAAAAACTTGAGAAGTCAGGCATCTTCCGTAGTAGAAAAAACAGAAGAGCTTATAGCTAACTTCAACACCGATGATGCAGTAAAAATTCTAAAGAGTATGCAAGACGGCCTGTTTGAAGGCTACGGACAGACAGCGGAAGAGTATGCCGAACGAACGAACCTAAGTGATGCCTATACCTGGTCCCAGGCTGCATACAAAGCCCCAGAAAGTTCAGCAGACCCTGTAACTATTAATGATGATGCTGGATATAAAGCATTAGGCCCAGAAGTGCTTTATCGTAACTCTTCTGGCTCACTAAGCAGAACACCAGCAACTAAAATAGCAGGGGAAATGTAATGGAACAAGAACTTGATGAGTATGGCAATCCTATAATCAGCGAGGAAGAAGCTGAAGTGGATGGGTTCGGCAACCCTATAATATCAGAAACACAAACAGACCCTCAAACAGACCCTCAAACCGCTGCTCAACCAACGGATGCCATCAGCACACAAATGTACGAAGGTAAGAACTTTTCTGAAGCTATGGAACAGTATAATTCTATTATAGAAGGCCCAAATATTATAAAACCGCCTTTAGGTTTTATTGGGTATGCCGTTTATAACGACCCTGCTACCGGACGCAGAGAGTATATCCCTCGACCAAATCAAAAGATGTTTGGCAAAAATGGTATGTTTGATAATGCCACTGACATGCTGGCCGGTCTTTTTACTGGAGATTTGGACAGAGCGTCCACGGCATTTGATGATACAGAAGCAAATGTATCTACTACCAGTAAGTTAATACTAGGCGGAAGTGAAAGTTTCGGAGACTTCACAGAAGCTGCAGCCGCTGGATTAGAGGTGGCAGGACTAGAGGGTGCAGTAGATTTCGTTGAACCGCTGGCTCCTAAGATTGATACTGGTGATAATATCGTTGATACCATCATAACAGATGCGGTCCCTGCTGTTGCATTGGCGTTTACTGGTGGTGCTGCCGCACAGCAGATTGTTAAAAGTATGCCCAAAGTAATCCGTGGGTTTGGTATTCTTTTAGGTGGAGAGTTAGGGGCCACTGCAACTGTAGGTACTGAAGAAGGTACTATGTTCCTCGGCAAAGGTGATACACCAACTCTTTTCCCCATTGCTGATGGAATTGATTTAGGAGACAGTGAAGCAGAGGCTATATTAGAACAGCGATTTAATACCCTATCTGAAGGTATGTTGCTGAATAGCACAATAGCTGGACTTGGGCTTACCGCAGTACAGGCCGCTAAACTGGTATCTAAATTTGCCATCACTCCGTTTTTAAATATGGCATCTGATGCAGCTATTGAAAGCCGCATCTACAACTCTATTTCGGACCAGCTCGTTAAAATTGATTTAAGCTCAACAAAAAAACAGGTTGCGGATGCAAAACTTGCGATTTCTGATATTATCGAAAGAAACAAGACCCTTCTTGTTCCTAAACTAACCAACCTAGTTGAAAACGTAGAAGTACCTATTGATACGATATCAGCGCTTCTAAAAGGTACTGATGATCCAGAAGGTATGGCCCGTATCTCTGGGGTTCGTGCAGGTCAGATACAAAAAGGGTCTACAGCAGCTAAGACTATTGCTGCCTCAGAAAGACCTGCCTTAGAGTTACAAGGTCAAATGGATGAGCTATTAACAGAAGTAGGTGGGGACACGGCTACTGACCAGGTTGCTACCATTGCAAAATCTGCAGATGAATTGGCAACAGATGCTCGTTCAGCAATTAATACCGCAGATGTAGGTGCTACAGGCGCACAAAATACCTTTGATGAAGCCGCACAGAGAGTGGTGGATAATATAAAAAATGCGGATTTAGAAATCGGAGGTACTATAAGCCGACTAGAGGATGTCACAGGAACAAATATTGTAACAGGTAAAGAAGCTTCCTTTGAGCAAATCCGTTCTGGTTTGATGACGGCTAAAGAAACCATGACCAAAACAAAGGATGATCTATATCTAAGTGTTCCTGAAGGCACACCTTTTGATTATGGAGGGTTTGCTGCTGCAGTTGATGATGCCGTTCAGCAAATAGATTTGATAGACTCAAGTGGTACACGTACAAAGAGCGTGGAGCTTATAAATACAATACGCCTAGCTTTAAAACCACGAGAGGTTGTACAAGAAGGTGCGTCTGTACCATTTGGTGTAAGGCAAGATGTTATCTCTGTTGTTGACGGCGAAGACCTTGCCACTGAATTACTAGAAGGTGGCGTAGACTTTCGGACCTTATATACACGAGTGCGTCCTGAGATAGCTACCTTGATTGACCAGGCTTATAAACGGGGTGATAACGCTGTTGCTATAAGACTTATAGAAGTCAAAAAAGCTATTGATCTTCAGGTTGATTGGGTAGCAAAAAATTCAGATGCGGATGCGGCGGATGCTGCTAAGGCAGCTTATGGATATTACAAAGATACATATGCACCTATCTGGAGGTCTGGTGGTGCAATACAAGAATTTGGAGATATGTATCAGCCTGTACTGACAAGAGGAACAGGACAAGCAGGCTTTATGGAAGACTCTCGTTCCCTGGTTACTGCAGTTCTACAAGGTAACAACGCTGACGCAGTTTTAAATATGAGGACTGCCCTTGAACAGGTATCAGACCCTAAACCTATTGCAGATTATATGATTACTGATGTTATCAATGGTTTTGCGTCTTCAGTTCGACAAGATGGTATGACACCAGAAACCTTAAAAAGCATGTCTAGTAGGTTAGCTCAATATGCAGAATCTTTAAACACAGCGTTCCCTGAACGTGCTGCTCAGATAAACAGATTAATTGCATCAATAGAAGAAGCTGGCGGCAACAAGACGATGGTTGAGTCTGCCCTCAAGCAAGCGGAAGAAGTTGCTACCCAGACCCGTAAAGATGTCAAAAGCTCAGAACTTGGTAAGTTTTTAAGTAATATCTATGGTCGAGAGTTAGACACTACCTTAAATCCAGAAGCTGCCTTTCTTAAAATATTTAGGGAAGCAGAAGGTATAGGGACGATACAAGATATCCTTGCAAGATTAGATGATATGCCTGCAGCACGTTCACGTATTATTAGAGATGGTATGGAAACATCATTCCTGCGGCATTTAGGTAATAGGATCAACGGTGCAAAGATGCAGAGTGGTGGCGCTTTGTCTCTCAAAGGGGCAAATGCAGACAGCATCCTGGCAGAGCTTAATAATACATTAGATATAGGACGTGCTGTATTTTCTAAATCTCCCGAGATGATGGAAACTATTGAAACTCTGTTAGATGCTGCACGTATTATTGAAAAACAAAAGCAAGCTTCGCCTGTAGCATCTATGTCACCTACGGCATTTAATCAGGAAGCCGTACAAGCTACCAACAGGTTAATTATGACGTTTATTGGCCCCCTAACTAGATTGGGGGCAAGGGTAGGTGCTTTATCAGGCGCAGTTTTTGATAAACTAGACTCAACTCAAAGAGCGGCTAAGATAATGGATAACATGCTGGCTAACCCTGATTACTTCTTAGAGTTAGCAAGAAAGTATAACCGATATCCATTGGACCCATTAGTAGAAGAAAACCTAATCACCGCTCTGACGGCGGGTGCTACAAAGGGCATAAATGCAGAGGTAGAGTATATGTACGATCAGAACAATGTAGATCAACAGATGATGGAACTTGTTCCACAATAAAAAACCCCCAGACCGAAGCCTGAAGGTTCTTTTGTATAGAGAAAGGAACCGACCAAAGTTCTTTCCTACTGGTCTTATATTACAAACTAAGCCCCTGGGTCAATCGCCTTGGGGCTTTTTTATTACATAATTTCCTAGATTGTTTTTACAAATATAGCCTTGTCTTTAGGTATATCGAAGAACTTTTCGCCAAACCTTATCTTTGCATTTGGAACCTCAACCGTAGGGCTTTCCTGAACTACTTTCCTGCTGATGATGGCAGCATGCGTTAGGCTGTTATTGAACACCATAAATTGCGTAGGCTTAGTCAGGAACTTAGCTTTTCGCACAGGGATGTGGATACTATCGTATTTAAGATCAATGCCATGCCAGACGGTCTTAACCTCAACCTCGCAGTAGAAACGCTTGCCATCACGCTCTACCACTAGGTCTACCCCGAACTCATCTTCGTTGTCTGTGCAATCGTAGCCGTTGTAGGACCAAAACCGTTTAGCCGTTTCTCGTGCTACTTCATCATACTTTGCGAAGTCTTTGCTCTGAAATACTTTGTACATCAATACCTCCACTCTTGTAGAATGCTGAGTTAAAACCTCTGTGCCATTCACGGTTATAGTGACTGTTTAGGCGATAGGCACAGACAAGCTCCCCGTCCAAGAAGGCGTTGAAGCCCTGCATGAACGGAGAGTCTGCTTCTATGCGGTTTACCGGATTGGACATGCGCCTGTCGCACAGTCATCACCCTCAAGCTCCAGCAAGCTGTTACCTTTATCTAAGTCCACCGGAAGTAGCGTTTTAAGATACTTAGTGTAGTCCTCTTTCGTCACAACTTCCTGCGGAAGATACTCGTAGCCAAGGTCTTTGGCTGTTTTAGTAGGATCGTTGCGGTAGATGAAAGATACGCCTATGTAGGTGTCCCAGTTCTCCATGATCCAATCAATGATTGTAGGGATTTCTGTCGGATCATAGGAGATCGTCACAGAACAGTTATGATCCACGTAATTATCCATCATAAGCTTGTAGCGATCTAATTGAAGCACGGCAGATTCAAGATTAACGAACTTACCGTCTACCTCTGTGAATTTAACATCCTCATAGGCTACTGGGAAGGTAATCAGGACGCTCTCAGGCTCTCCAGGCTTCTTTATAACCTTGTAGTTTGAAGCCTTCATTACAGGTACAATAGGATCATGCTTGGAGAAAGTTACATTGTTGAACATATACTTTCCTAATGGTCGATGCACCCCCTCTGTAGTATCCATGATCTTTGACAGGCTTCCGCTTGGCTTGACCGTGGTAACAAGTTTAGGGCGGGGGAGCAGTAAAACGTCTGCCATGTTGTTTGCACCACGTTGCGCCCACGAGCGGAGGTTCTGTAGTCGGTTAGGAGCTTCTTCACCGTGGAAGTCTAAGAACTTAACAATGCCTGTGAGGCCTACACCACAGAGCCTAAGGAATTCATTCAACTCATGCCATGACCGTTGAAGCACACCATCATCAAGGTTCACACAGGTCTGGCGATAGTTTGCCCGTGATATAATCCACATGGCACGTTCTAATGCAGACAGGTCAGATAGGAATTTACCCAAGTCAATTTCTACTAAATTACAGTGGCTCTTATTTCCCAATAATATTTCTGCGCATGGGTTTAAACCCTTGAAATATGGTGCTTTTTTAAGTGCAGCCTCTGCATTGATGAAGCCAGGTTCGCTCCCGCCTGCCTCAACCATCCTAGCAAAGATATGGCCCATTTCCCATTTAGTAGGCTTCTTAGAGAACACGATGGAGTTGTTAGACTGTTGTCTGTGACCGTTGTCATGCAGCCAGAAATCTTTCTTTGCTGAAATGAATTCATCAACTTCGCTATCCTCAATTGGCATCAACGCAATCTCTGCAGAGCGGCGTGAAGAGAGTGTGGTTCCTAAATGGTTTAGTAGATCTAAAATATCCATTCTAGTCAGCAGTTGCCCTGCACGTTTGTTCATCAGCTTACAGATGTTTGTAAATGCAATTGAGATCGTTTCGTCACCGGATGAAATCCAGCCATATCCTCTCAGACGTTCTCCTGCAGGGCGGATCTCTGTGAAATCCAATACCAATCTGTCTATCGGTTTTTTAAGTGCAAGTATCTTACCTACAGATTTAGCCCATGCCTCTGCGCTGTCACCAATTTTGATGTGAGTTACCTTTTTTTGGTCTACGTCAATAAACGTACGCTCTTGATTGTCAGGAAAACCTTTATCAGTTCTGGTGGATCTAATGATCTCTAACTCTATCTTCTTAGCAAAGCCATTCAGTGTACCTCTAATAGGCTCAAAGCCCACCCCACAGCCCTGAAGAAGCAGCCAGAATTGGTCTACTACATCATGCACTGTTTCAGTCCGGCTGAAGCTACAATTGAACTGAGAAGCTTCACGGGTCTTAGCTACGTTTGTACCGCCTAGCCAAAGAGTTCGGCCCGATACTGTAGCCTTACGGTCAACCATAAGGTCACGAAGCTCATCTAGTTCTGCCAGTTCGTCTATGTTTAACTTTTCATTCTTAGCCCTTTCCCAGAGCCATTGTTGATGTTCAATCACACGGCCTATGGTCTGTTCCCAAGTTTCAAATACAGTACCTTCATCATTCAGCGGTCGATTGTATGTGCGGCGTGTAATTACACTAGCCCGTGTGGAAAATTTCTGTTTATTACTGCTCATATTACTCTCCACTATTATCGATTATCGCCAGAGCCGCCGAGGACGCCACGGGCCATTCTGCTGTTTAATTTATCCAAATTCATCTGAGCTATTTTCTCTAGGCCGTAGCCAAGATCTGTCGCAAGGTTGGAAACATACCACTGCACATCACCCAGCTCTGCTGCCATTGCTGCACGAAACTCTGGGGTGATAAGGCCGTTGCTATCTCGAAGCAGCTTCTTGTACTTACCTGCTAATTCACCGACTTCAGAGCAAAGGCCCATCAGGCAATATACGATGGTATCAGCATCATCGTAGATGGCAGTCTTGCCTGCCTGCGTTTGGTAGTCTTCAAATCTCATGCGTGAGTTCATCCTTGCTATGTTCTATTAGAATTTCGGTGCGTAGGCGGTTGATGTACCAGACAGCTTTGTCCAGATCTTCTACGCCGCCTTTATACTCGTGCCGCCAGACGTATTTCAGGACATTTCCGTGGCAGTATTTGCGAAAGCCTTCTGGGCCTAACGCCGCCCGGAGAGCATCAATACACTCAATACCGGACTGATTATAATGCCGGGGGTTGTTAACCATGTCAGCCATTAGTGCGGCCTTTTCTTGCCATTTATTGGGACAACCTTTGATCCGTTGATGGCATCAACTAATTTTTCATCTGGCTCAAAAGTGAAGTCTTGCTCTTCAAGCTCATCCGCCATTGCAAGAGCGCTACCGACAGTCGCAGCTACATTGGGTCCCACCTCTGCCATCATCTGCATTCCTCGCAGCATGAAGCATAGATAGTCCTGATCATCTTCATCAAAATCTTGGTCAAAGGACGCAAACCCAGAGGCTACAGGATTGCCTTCCTTGTCCAGATTTACGACCACAGCTATGCTGTTTGGTTCGAGATCTTCCGCTTTCATTTCTTAGTCCTCTTCGTTAATTTGAAAAAGTGATCTGCATCTAAAACCGCTAACGGTTTTCTTTGATCTGCTTTGATAATAGCCAGAGGCGTAGCGCCTTTAGGGCAGTTCGCTGTGGCCTGCTCCATCACCTTGTAGATGGCGTTTTTAGCGTTGTTCTTGCACTCCACAGAGTATGGAAACAGGCGTCTGGCAGCGGGTGAAAGAAGCAAATCTTCACCGCCTGCCCCCATCGATGTTGAGCGTACGTCGCCATCTTCTAGGCTTGGGAAAGTGGAGTAGAGCCTGTCTCTCACCCATTGCTGCAGACGCCTGCCTTTGGCCTTTGCAGACTGCGGTGTAATCGCCATTTATAGTTCCACACCTTCATACTGGACGTACCAATTCATCTTAGGCTCTTTAGCCTTAGACCGGGGCTGTGGAAGTAGCTTCGCCGTGGGCCAACAGGTTTTCTTAAAGTCGCAGAAACTACAGTTCATGCCTAGTTTCTTAGATCCTGTGAACTTACGGTTGAAGAAGTCATCAACCGGTTCAAAGCAGCGCTCAAAGGCCCAACCCTCTTTTAGTGCTGTGGCTTTCATCTTAATATCTGCAATTACTTTATCCTTCTCTGCGTCTGAGAAGTCTGCATCGACAACAACCACTTGTCCGGTGCTTTTACACACGACAATCCAGCCACCGGTGTCGAGATCCTGGGCAACGGAATAGCCGACAAGCTGCCCGATATATCCGAAAGGATCATCTGACTTTAGAGCGTCCAGACCTTTCTTCCATTTCAGGTCAAAGCTATATGGTGCAGAGCTTTTGATATCATAAACTTTGTTGTCGATATGGATATCATCTTCGCCCTTGATGATAGTGTCGCCCAGATCCAATGATATTTTAGACTTACCGCCAGTGATGTCGGCTTTGGCAATCTTCAGCAGAAGATCCATGATAACTTCTATTGCATCACCGTGCATCATCCGCATTATAAAGTTGTAGTCTTTACGCTCTGGTACAGCGCCACTTTTAGCCATCTGTAGCTGGCAAAGACTTTTACCCATGTTGGAAGCTCGAAGACGGAATTCATCATCCCTGCGGGTGAATTGGCGGCGTAGAGAGGCTTTTAGATCCTCCCCTGCCCTTTCAATCCAAGCATCATCAATTTCCAGCGTGTCGCCTTCATTGTTTGATAGCTTTTCCATTACCGCATGGAGTTGAGGCTGCAGTTTCATGCCACTTCTTCGAAGTCAGCGTCCAAACTATCAATTGCCGTCATTGCAGCGCCGTCGATAGAACCCTCGGTGATAGCCTTCATGTATTGGCTATCGATGTACTTGTTTTCTGCACGAATACTTTCAGCAAACACAATACTAGTATCACGGACTTCTTTTGTGAAAGTAAGTACGTTACTTAGATCCGGTTCATACTGGAACGTATACCAAACCACTGAGCCGTTTTCGTTATATTCTGAAGTAAGTTTAGCTTCATAATTATATAGATGATGACCTTTCGGAATCTTTTTAACGAAACCGTTATAGAAACCGCCATAAGTGCTGTTTTTGTGAAACATGATGCAGGGTTCGTTTTCATAAACGACTTCTTCACCGTCTTCAGTTTTACCGCTGTAAGAGACTACGCCACGGACAATACGATGCTGCATAGCCCTCCACTTTTTGGAAACCTCTTTGTCCATCTGCTGACGATCATCCCACGATGGCATACCGCAGGCAATTGTACCAAGGATGTCACGGGCTTCGTCTTTGTATGGATTTAACACAGCGATACTTTTATTAACGAGAGTACGCTTGCCATCAATATCATCCCAGTTAAAATACTGGACGTGGCTAGCCAGTGGGCGAAAGGTTACACTCTCTGCATAAGCAGTTTTGTCGCTACCTTTGAGGTAAAAGCTTCCTTGAGGTATAGGCTTTTTAGTGTCTTTATTCACTGACTTAGCGTTAATTCTTAATTCAGGAACTCGTACAATTGAAGACTCCCCACCTGAAACTGCTGTCCCAAGGATTGCCGCCAATTCTTCCATTTCTTTGCTGTCTAGTGTTGATAGATCGTTCATGTTTTTGACCTTTGTTATGTGTATTACTATTGTGGCATAACTAAGTGGCACAAGTCAATCATATTCAACCTGATCTAGCCAGTTTTTTCCTCCCGAAATCTCAATAGCCAACGGCAAAGCAAACGTGTAGTTCCATCTTTGTTCTGCCTCGCCTGTGACACCAACCATTGCCCATGTCAGAGCCTCTTTTACCTGTTCAAGCTCGCCTGGAAAGACATCTACACAAATACTGTCGTGTACAGTCAGGACTAACTTTGAGGTTAGTTTTAGCTCCTTGAACTTACGGAATGCACGGATGCAGGAGATTGGGACAAGGTCAGCGGTTGCGGCACTCTGCACCGGATAGTTAACAATCTGAGTATAGAAGGTAGTACGTCCGTTTTTAGTACGCTTCACGTCAGGCCAGAAGAATTGTCTGCCTGAAGGGATCTGCACTATTCCGTTCTTGAGTACACCACTTGCTAGACGCTTGTGGTATTCTCCAAGACCTTTGTATATATCAAAGAATTGAGTATAATATCGTTTGATATGCCCTTCATATTGATTTCCTGTCGAACCATACACGGGCGCAAACGAATGGGATTTTACTTGAGACCTCATATCCTTAGTCACCTCAGAAATTTCGCACTCGTGTATGATAGAGGCTGTTTGCTTATGTAGATCTTTGCCTTGCGCTACGTCAGCAATGATCTGAGGATCTCTAGAAAGCTCTCCTGCAATAACAAATTCTGCAGAAGTGAAATCTGCTTCTAAGAAAATCCCGTCTTTCCATCTGCTCACAACAGCCTTCCGCACAGGAAATCCTCGCTTTGGAGCGTTCTGCATATTGGGTGATGTACTGCTCAGTCTTCCAGTTGCGGTCACACATTGATTGAACTGCGTGTGCAGGATGCCGTCTGAACGTGTCCACGTTTGGATGCCCTGAACGAATGAATCTAGATAAGAATTAATAGCGTTTAATCGGCTCATCTTTGTAAGGAACTCGACGGCGGTGTCGTTACCTTTGCTCTGCGCCTGTGATATCAAAGCTAGGATGGTCGATTTATCTGTTTTAAACCCGTTGATCGACGCATAGTTTGGAGAAATAGGATTTAACTTCAGTCCTGCCACTTGTCCGTTAGGTTCATAAAAAGCACCTACACCAGCACAGTTAGGGCATTTAGATAGGTTTTTATATGGACCGCCCTGGACCCGCCACTTCTTACCGAGCTTAATTTTAGTAATCTGCTTGAACTTTTGGATCAAGCCTCTGCCATCACACATGTCGCAGCAAACCGCATCAGTCTTCTTCAAGATTTTAGTGGTGGCACGAACGGCTCGTTTGAACTCATCATCTTTCATGCGTGGCGGGTATAAAGGCTTTCCGTTAGCTCCTATTCCGATATTCCAAACCTGTTGGTGATCGTCCCGGTTTATAACCTCACGAGAGTAGACGACCTTCGTCATATCTCTACCACTGTTTAAGTTGATCACGGTATCGCCCATCACATCTTCAACGATCTGGTTTAGCCTGTTCGACAGTACACGCTGTTCTTCCTGAAACTCATCCTTGATACCCTCCAGCACGTCTAGGTCTATTTTTATGCCGTTACGCTCAATCTCCACTAAGAATAGCAGCATCTCATTCATCATGCTGACTGTCTCTTTTAGCGACTGATTATTTGGATGCTCAAAGTCATCCTGCTGCTTCAGATAGATTTCAGCGCAGGATATAACGTCAGCTTCAGCGTAAGGAATTACGACATCGTGCAAAGGCATGGCTTCAAAGCCAGTACCGCTCTTAAACAGATCATCTACAAGATCAGATTTCTTGCGAGTAACGTCTCTGCGCTCGGCGGTAGCCTTTAGCGACAATTGCTGACGCTGGCCTTTAGCCAGAACATACTCGCCAATCATCGTACAGTAGACTGTGGCGGGGATCTCAAACCCCATCTCTAACAGCCATTCCACGTCAAACTTAGCATTGTGGGCCACAATAACATCAGCTTCTTTAAGTGCTGCTTTCAAAAGATCTGGGCTATCTGGCTTGTCTTGCTCGTTATGAAAGAAGATCAGGTTAGTAACCGTATCGACCTTATCCCAACCAATGAAGCCAAAGTGTGCTGAAACGCAGCGGTTCTCAGGATTAAACGGGCTGTTGTCTATCTTCTCGCCCAGCTTTTTAACTGTGGTTTCCAGATCTAGTACTAATACATTGACAGCATTCATGCCGTAAAACCTGCCAACTTAGCAGCGATTTTAATCTGAATGGAATTAAGCGATTGGATTAAAGATTGCTGTTCATCAAGTAGCTGCTGAAGACTAGCAAACTTCTTATCCGCTCTTTCCTGATCCTCTTTTTTAAGCTGTTCATAATGTTCACGGAGATCGGTTTCATTAAGCATCCGCTGACCCTCTCAGCTTGTGCAAAAGGTCTGTTGGCGTGTTGTAGTAAGACCACCAATGGTGGCCGTACCGTATCCATTTTTGTTGATTGAGGTTTGCAAAATACTTGTTGTCTATTTTTACACCACCGTGCGTGTATATTATCCCATAACCCCCAACTTCCATGAATTCATGCAGGTTTTTTAGTTTCTTTAAGGTTTTAGTTTCGGTTCGATTATAGCTTTCGTCAGACCTGGTGGCGATTTTAGTACGCCTGATAGCGTCTTTAACATCTTGCAGTGTGCAATCGGAACTAAGCATCACGTCCTCCCAAAGAATTTTGTGTTATAACTTTCGTTATGACGGTCAAATAAATACCAACAGGCGTTGTCTTTGCCTGCGGTCTTGTCGAACCACTTAACCCTGCCGATGGACACGATCTTACGAAGCCGGGGCAGAAACGGAGTAGACTGTCTGGTGTGTATCCAATCGCTATCAAACAGCAGCCAGGTTGGGCGTAGGTCTGAAAAGGTATAAATCATAGGATGTAAGATGGACCGCTCCCACGGCGGATTGGTGATGATCATATCAGCAGAACCTAGATGGCTTTCCTCCAGCACCAAGGCATCCAGCACATCAATATCGCCGCTCTGCGGTTCAATGTCATACGATTTGGTGCAGCTTAGTCCCATAGCCACAAGGCTTCGGATCAGCGCCCCATCACCAGCACACGGCTCACAGAAGTTCTGAGTTTCCTGCAAGAACGGACGAAGCGGCTCAACAGCTTCTATCGGTGTTCTATAATAGTCACGGGGCTTTCGCTCAAAGTTAGATCGTTTACCCATTATTCTACATACCTGCTGATCTCAGGCTCAATCTGACAGATCACGCAGCCGTGGTAGCCAGAAAGCTTGTTCTTACTGACATTTATGAATCTGGTATGGTCAGGATTATCGTCTTCTGAGGTACTATATTTTGCTATGCCTAGAATCAGATCAGCTTCTGCAGCCTTTCCGGTCTTACTGCCCTCAAGCATACTGAAATCAATACGGGTTTTACCGTCAGCTTCAGCGGAAGCTTGCGAAACACCAAGCAACGCACAGTCGTGTCGTTTGGCTAGTTCCCTCAAAGAGCGATATAGTTCACGAATACGCTCATGGCTGGCGTTGTAGTTGCCAGCGATAGAAACCTTATCACTTTGATCTATGATTAAAACGTCCGGTTTTATCTTCTCGCAATAGGCACTGATGGTATCAATATCCCACTCCTGCACGTCCTTCATAATCAGGCGGTCTTTGATGGAAAGATACTTGCTCATAGCCAAATCAGGGTTGTCGGCTATTTGCTCACGGGTCATGCCACTGCAGGCTTGGATAGCTCTTAGCTTTGTGCGTGTCGTTTTCTCTTCATTGCCAAGATACAGAACCTTCGCACCTTGCTGGCAGAAGCCGCCGGGACCAGCACAAAGGGATATCACAAACGCTGATTTACCAGTCTCAGGTCGGGCAAATACAATACCAAACTCCGATGGACCGATTCCGTAGACGTTACGAGCCAGTGTCTCAATATTGAATTTCCAGCGATTCTCATCAGATGTCTCTGCTAACAGTTCATAAATATCGTCCGTAGTTGCGTCACCAAACGAGTCGGGAAGATAGCCATCTCTAGTACGCTCCAGCAATGACTGAAGTCTGGACATTGCCGATACGTCACCTTCGCTCATGTTGATGCCAAGGTTTGCAATATCTCTGCCGATTTCTCTGCGCCACAAAGTTTCAATTACGTCAGCCGCAACATCTGAGTTAATCGGTTCAATTACTTTTAAGTGTTCGATTACATCACGAAATTCGGCGCTCTCAGATGCAGTGGCGATTGGGTTATCTGCGACCCACAGCGAGTAAAGATCGTCAGGCTTTAAGTCTGTTTCATATTTCTTATGTGCAGAGCTTAATAAGTCAAAAAGCTGTCCTGCATCGTCTGAAAATATAGATTTTCGTAGCTTACCTGTTACTGCCGTATAGTTGTCGTTAACTAATAATGATTTTATTAATTGTACTTCCATGCTCCCTGCCTTTCTTATGTGGCACTTCTAGGGGAGTAGCTATAACAGCGATTAGGAATAAAAAAAGCCCCAATCTTTCGACTGAGGCTTTTTAATTTATTAATGTATTTAAAACGGTAGTTTAGCTATTTCTAAACTTCATAGATTTAATGTCAGGCGTTTGATCGCCCCGGCGTTCCTTCATATCCACTTGATGAAAAACAACACGTTTGTTGCCTTTTGTGATTGATGCTATCGCCTCTTGAAGTTTAGTCTGCTCCTCAGCAGCTATTAAAAAGTCATCTTCGAATTGGTAGTCAATGACTACGATACCTCTGCATTTCATCGTCTTTTCCTTTTTTTAAGTCGCTATAGGAGATGCGACTGATACTTTTAACGTAGTGACCCACTACTCACACATTGATCTCGGAACCATGAGTTCCGCCTTTCACATTGCACTGGCTTTTACCAGAGTTTTTATACAGGTGGTCCGATAGGCTTGTGCCGCCAACTTGTGACGGTCTGCCCGTAGAATCCAGAGGCATACTTGCCTTGAATTAAAAGCCCCGATGTATTGATATACGGTCTAAAAAAAGTACTTTTTATTTTACTGATAGAAGACATTACGGTTAACTTAATTCCTTTCTGAGCGTATGTATAGTCTCGCCCGTCCTTGTTTATTTTACTAGGTTTCTAATTTCACCGCAGGATAAATACTTCAAATCATGTTTGGTTAGTCTGATATTACAATCTATACTTATCTTTCGTAGGAGCATCATTGCTTTAAGTGATGCGTCATTGTCAAGTATTAAAGTGCATTTATTATATTTAATGATGGATTTTGCTATGGTCTTTGTTATGTTTGTTCCAAGTAGCGCAACACCTACCAAGTTTTCGACGTTACTGACGGCACAGGCCGATGCTACATCTTCGACCAGGACGGCATGTATACCTTCTCCTACATGGATTCCTCCAGATACATCTGCGTAAGTCCACCACTTTGACCTAACAGGCCTCAAAGAGCGTCCCACAGCGCCTGTACCATCTTTATTATAAAAGAGTACTCTATCCTCTTTAACAGCGTACCTGATCGCTATGTCACCTCGTTCAAAGGCTGCAAACGAGTTTACTGACTTCAGATATTCAATTGCAGCGGGTACGTTGGTTATCCGAGTCGTAATCTCAGGGATAGCTCCATATCTTTGTTTCTTTCTGCCGGTGGCTTGCCCAGATAGATACTGCTTTGCATTTGCAACACTGCGACCTTCGATATGAGAGCCACGCACATTGCAGGATGCTCTGTAACAATTCCAGACTAGCTTGCCGTCAAACTTATCTATCGTAAATTTATTCTTGCCGCCACAGAATGGGCAGTCCATCGTCTTTCGATCCCCGTCTTTTAACCTGACGCTTTTAATTACGGAGATCTGATCTTTGTAGCTATACACGTTTGGTGATCCTGAACACCTCACCACAATCTGGGCATAGCTTCTCGAATATATAGGATCGTTCTGAGTCTATTATTGTACAGCCGGTTAATAGAACCGCTTCGGTCAGATATGCAGCCACCACGGCAGGCTTGCCTTTTACTACGGTTACGAAACATTGCTCACATATGAATGTTTTATCTGTTTTAAAATCATCGGCTCCTACAAGCTCTTTGTTTAATTTTTGTGCCACTATACTGCTCCCTTACTTGATAGTATTACTTAACCCAGGGCGGGTCATCCGCAGGATAAAGTGATTCGTATATAAGTCAAGCACATTGTTAGGTGGCTTAGTTATGTTCGAAGTCATTATTTAGCCCTGTAACATATTGTTTTAATTAGGTACTACCAGACCGGATTGGTCGTTGGTTCAAGTCCGACCGGGCCTACCACACCTTGAAAACAAACGATTTTTTTCCCTGAGTATAGGAAAGTTACCAAAAGTTGCCGTTTTAGTCAAATTAACGAATCCTCAAACCAATTTTTCATTGAGAATATCATTGGAAATACCGATTCGAGAGCCGTCTTGATCTCACGAGCGAGAACAACATGCTCCCATTGGGTTACATTTTCATCATCACGGACTTCTAAATAATGAAGCCATGAACGTAGCGTTCCATTGACGTAAAGTCGGCTCATTGTCAGACCTTCCGGTAGGACAACACGAGCGCATTCTTTAGCCACACCGCTATCTATCATTTCCTTATAAGCAGCCGTAGCTTGCTCTAGAACTGAATTGGTATTGGTAATGGAAGATGCTTCGATATCATCCGACAGATCATCAACAGAGTTCTGGCGATTTGTTGTATCTTGGCGGCGAAACTCTCGTGGAGTTGTCTCAATCTCACTCGAATATCTCTGCGAAAACTCTTGGAAGCTAAAACTGCGATGCCGTAAAAGTTGGCGGGTTATATCCCGTGGGGCTTCGACCTCTACGACTGCATTAGCCATCTCAAAGACGGACCAGTGCTTGTTTCGCATGCAGTACTTTAGCAGGCCATCCGCAGTGTCGTGATTGTCTTGGTTGCTAGGATTGCTGACCCTCGCCGCATATGCAATCAACTCTTCGCTGGTCTTTGCTGATATGTTACAGGTTGGTTGTGTCACACCTACAATCTTTGCAGACACTTTCATTTCATTTTTTAACATAGTCAGTCTTTCTTAGTTCAAATCTCACCGCTTGCATCATGTCTATTAATTTCTCAGTTAGAATTTGACTTGGCTTACCTGTTATGCGCTGGAGTTCTTTTTCCAGCGCTTTTCGGGCTTCATTTACTGATGTCATGCAGCCTCGCTCCCTCTGGAGTTACAGGAACCTGTTTAGCGAACCGTTTGTTTACCGCAGCCCCAGCTAACTTCGGGGTCTTGCGTACATAAATAGCCAACACATCCATACTTTTGTGTCCGGTAACACTACGGAGTTCTGAATTTGTGCAACCAGCTTCTGCCATCTCTGTGGCCCCGCTCCTTCTTAGATCTCGCAACTGAAGGTGTTTCGGTAGCTTTGCTGCAGTACGAATAGCTCCGGTCTTTTCTGCATAAAGCCAGCGATTATACGGTTTACCCGTGTTTTCATTATACATAATGACATCATGCCAGTTGCTTCCGGCCTGAGCCTTCGTTAACCGGTCTTTGAGACGTGGGCTTGCAGGAATTTCCATCCATGTCTTGGTCTTTTCTTGCTCAAAACCAAATACCTGTTCATGCAGGGTGCTCCAAGTTAGCTGTCGCATGTCGCCAGGCCGCTGGCAGAGATCGTAGCAAAGCAAAGCTATTGTACCTATGGATCCCATCCCCATTTCATCTGCCTTATCTACAAACGTATGTACCTGTTTTTCTGTCCAGACGATAGTACGGTCATCCGTTGCTTTTAGGCCCATGCCTTTAAAAGGAAAGGTTTTAACGTAACCTAGACGGTCACCTACGTTCCAGATTTTCCTTAGAACCTTGCAAGTCATGTTTGCGGCATGAGGGCTTGTGTTCTTTTTAATCTGGGCAACAAGCTCCTCTGCCTGCTCCACAGTGATATTGCGAGAAGTCATATCCCCGAGAGCTTTTCTTGATGTACCAATTCGAAGTACCAAAGCTCTGTTAAGTATATCTTTGTATGTCCGTTTTGAATTCAAGGATAAATTATCCCAAGCTGCGGTCTTCTTGTAGGCAGCTACAAGTCCGAACACACTGTCTTCTTGTATATGAACTTGACGCTTAACAGTACGTTTATAATCTCTGTATTTATCAGAAATGCTGTAAGCTAACGCCTCGGCTTTGCTATAATCATCGAATTGATCATAGCCTACTTTTAGAGCCTGTCTTACATAGGACGGCGGATTTACGAGCCATTTGACCGCACCAGACTTCAAAACTTTCCTGCGTAAATACTTTACATGTGCCATATCACTCTCCCTAACTGGCTTTCTAGTACATGAATCACCTTAACTAAGTGACACTACAAGAGTCAATTACTAAATTAATACTTGGAATCAGTTGATGGCGGTGTTACAGTAATTAAAGCAGGCACTCTCCAGGTCTGTTCTTTCTCCCTACTACTTGCCCCCCGTTGAGAAATCTTCGGGGGGTTTTGTTTTGATTAGGCACAAAAAAAGGCCCCAAAAAGGCCAATTTTTACTCGCACGTCAAACACATTATACCTTAATTATGGCTACAGTGTTGTATGTATCTTGTAAGTCCGGATGAAGAGGTACAGCTAGCCCACAACCTTCTAAAACAATTACCGCCTGATCTTGTCGCCGTTGCTCTGCATTCTCACTGGCATCTATTAATGCTTCCCCGATCTGTCTTGCCTTATTTATATCTAATATCATATCAGCACCCCTTGATCTAAGGTGTTGATATTAAAGGACTTAACAATATAGGACACACATACCCAACCTCCCCGAAAACGCTGTTGCTCGACCTCCCAAGGGTCTTGCTCTTTGTTTATATAATCAGGCATTTTGAATTCTTTCAATTTAAAGTTAAATTTACTCGCACGTCAAACGTATTATACCCACAATATCTATGCCGATATTCAGGACATAAAGCATACTCTTACTGATCCTAAAAAAAGGCAATAGTTTTTTCAAAAAATATATTTTGCAAAAAATAAAATTAACTTGAATTATATAAAATAACTCTTTTTATTAATGGCACAGCTAACAGCCTGCAGATTAACCACCTGCAAAAACCAGGCAGCTAGCTTTTTGTATAGAGAAAAGGAATCGACCAATGAAACTATTAAACATTAACGCTAGCAATACAAAAATAATGAAAACCCAAACCGGTACAGAATATGAAATTGCTAGCCTTTCCCTTATGCCTGACTCCATTATATGCCCTGCCCAAACGATAGCTGAATGCAAGGATCCTTG